CACTGTTATTGACGAATCCGTGCCACGATATAGACCTATATATATTATTCCAGAAGACGGAGATGCTGGATTTGTTACTGCTGAAAAGCGGGCAATATGGGAGTGTAATCGCCGATATGCAAGAAGCAATATGGTGCGGGTTACGGTTACAGGGTGGCGTGATGTAGAAGGCAATTTGTATAAACCAAATACGCAAATACAAGTTAATTTACCAAAATTGAAAGTAGTCATGAAAAATTGGCTTATTGGTGAAGTTACATATCGAATGGATGAAACAGGTAGTCGATGTGATTTGCTTGTTATGCCGATTGGTGCATTTACACCTGAACCTATTATTCCATACAAATTACCGCAGGATATTGGTGCGGCTTTGGGAGTTGGACAATGATAGAAAAAATGTGGCATGGCCTTAAAAACTTACTCGGCGTTGGTCGGGGTGTAGTCTCTGATGATTCTGGCGACTTTCAACTTGTTCAAGTTCAGTTTAACTCTAATGAGACTAAAGATGATATTCCACGATACTCAGAATATGGGTGTACATCAGTTCCCCCCGATGGGCACAATGCTTTAGTTTTATTTTTTGGAGGTAATAAAAGTACAGGCGTTGTTGTGGCTACACATCATGCTAAAAGCCGAAAAAAGGATTTAAAAAAGGGGGAGGTATGCTATCACGATGATCAAGGCCAAGAGATACATTTCAAACGAGATGGTTTGGTTGTAAAAGCAAAAAAGATAACTTTTGTTGATGAGGCTGGAACCATGGTGACTCTTGATGGAGAGGGAGGAGGCTCAATTAGTAGCTCTGAAACTTTCACAATTAATGGTGTTGAATTTAAAGATGGGATTGTGAAAGCTGATGACGTAGTGGTTGATGAAAAATCCGTTGCTGAACATAAACACAATGATCCTATTAGTGGTCAAACATCGACGATGATTTAAATATTAGTTCACATCTTAGCCCTGCATTGAGCGGGGCTTTTTATTAGGTGAAATTCAATGGCAGATATTCAAACAGTCTGGGATGTTGCAACAGGTCGCGGTGAATACATCATTCAAGATGGTTCACTTAAAGCTGGTAATGACGTTGAAACAGCCGTGTTAATTAGCCTGTTCTCCGATCGTATAGCAGACATCAATGATGAACTGCCTGATGCAACAAGTAACACAAAAAATGATCGCCGTGGTTGGTGGGCGGATACTGGGCAAACATATCCTATTGGATCTCGTTTGTATTTATTAGATCGAAGAAAAGCGCCGTTATTTATTGAAAAGGATGCAGTCAATTATGCAACTGAAGCGCTGCAATGGATGATAGATGAAAATGTAGTTGCGCGTTTTGAAATACAAGCAAATTTTGTAAAACCAAATCAATTAAGGCTAACTGTTGTTGCTTACCGACAAGATGGCAGCGTTATAAGCAATATATCTAAGGAGCTTTGGTAAATGGCTTTTAAACGAAAAACATTAACTGAATTGGTGCAGCAATCCCTTCAAAATATCTCATCAAGTTTGCCAGAGTCAGATTCATTATTAAGATTCTCCAACCTAAATATTTTAGGTACAGTGCAAGCAGGGATGAATCACCAACAATATGGTTATCTTGATTATATTGCCTTGCAAGCGACCCCATACACCGCTACCGATGAATATTTGGCGGCTTGGGGTGCATTACGTAGTGTTTACCAAAAAGCGGCCACGCAAGCTAATGGTCCAGTGGTATTTAATGCTATTTCTGGTGCGGTGATACCTGATGGAACTAAAGTCATCCGCAGTGATGGGAGACAGTATCTTATTTTAAGCACAGAACTAGATACAGGAATAATTACAGCAACGATTCAAGCTGTTGCTGATCCTGATGGTATTAGTGGTGCAGATGGGAATTGTGAAGCGGGTACCCAGTTTGCATTAGGCCAATCGATTTCAGGTGTAAACCCTAATGGTATCTCAGGCTTAATTACAGGTGGCGCTGATCTAGAAAGCCAAGAAGATTTCAAGTCGCGTGTTATTTCTGCATATCAAAATACACCGCAAGGTGGTGCAAAAAATGATTATGAAGAATGGGCCTCTGAAGTATCTATTGTATCAAGAGCATGGTGTGCACCGTTAATTTATGGTCCACCCACAGTTGGTGTATATTTTTTAATTGAGCCAACTAGCTCAAATCCTTATGGAATACCACAAGGTACAAATGGTGTGGCAACTGATGAGGAGCGAGCAACAGCAGCAACAGGTGATCAGTTAATAGTAGCTGATTATATTTATCCAAAGCGCCCAGTTACAGCACTGGTACATTTACTCGCTCCAACAATAGAAACAATTGATATAAGCATACAGGGAGTAAAACCATCTAATCGAGCTGAAGTTACAGTCTCTATTGCACAGTCACTATTAAACAACTCTGCACCGGGTAAAAAAGTTCAAATAGCTTCACTTTGGGCGGCAGTGAATAAAGTTGATGGGGCGGATGATTTTACGATTTTGTCTCCAACTGCTGATGTTGCTGTAGGGGCAGGAGCTATTGCTGTTTTAGGTAATATTACATGGAGCTAGTATGGCTGAATCAAAGTTTACGCTTGCTCAATACACAGGCGCATTAAAGAATTTACTTCCTCGCGGACGAGTCTGGTCACGAGAAAATACTGGTATTCAACATGGGCTTATAGAGGGTCTAGCAAAGTCATTTCATCAAATGGATAAAGATGCAGTTCAATTACTAATTGAGGCCTTTCCATCAACTACAACTGATTTATTAGATGAGTGGAATGAAACAGTTGGAATACCAGATCCATGTTTTGGAGCACCAGAAAGTATTGAGCAAAATCGACAGTATATCGTTGCTAAGCTGATTGCTGATGGGGGACAAACTGTTAATTACTATAAGTCGATTGCAGCCTCATTAGGACTAAACATCAAGATTCGTGAGTTCTCTGGTTCAACACCCGGAACAGGTGCACCGAGTGGATACATTACTCATTTTGATCATTGGGCGCATACGTGGCAGGTGCGATTAGACGTAAATTCACCCTCGATTTTAGAATTTTCGGGTGACGTAGAAGCAATCACTCAATCGCAAGTATATCAAGCACTTTCATGTCTATTAGCTCGATATAAGCCAGCTCACACACAGTTTTATATAAGTGTTGTCGATCCAAATGAACCACCAGAAACAGTATTTGGTTTTGATCTCGATAACTCTTTCATATCTGGTTTTGATACCAGCACTTGGAGCAATATCTAATGCCAGTTAATCAATTTTTACCTTTTGCTATTGATGAAGATGCAAATGTTATGTCTCAAGTTGACTATGAGGCTTTGACAGCTCGACAGTCTGGATTTCAAACAGGTGTTGCTTCATCACAACAGTTAAACAAGGTTTGGAGACAGTCTTCAACAGTAACATCTGTTTTGACTCAATTCATTTGTAATAATCAATCGAATGATGTTCTGGATAATGGAGAAACTTCTAATTTATTAGGGCAACTTGAATTGGCTTTAGTAAATTTATTTTTACCTGTTGGTTCGATCATAAGTAGCTTTGATTCTGACTTTGATCCAAACATGAAGTATGTTGGAACCACTTGGGTTTTACATGGTCAAGGGCGAGTACCTGTTGGGTTGTCTACCCAACCTGAAGATCCAAGTTGGACACAAACTGTAGGTAATGAGTTTGGTGAATATGATCATGAACTATCTATACCTGAAATGCCAACGCATAAACATCCGATTCGTTTGGCTCATGAATCAGGAGGAACTCAGGATACGAATGGATTTCCAAATGTTAATGCGACCCAATGGGTTACCCATTCGGCAAATGAACCCGATTTAAGTGAGTGTTTGAATGATGGAACAGGAAATCCACTAGGTTCAATGGGGGGTAGCACAGCCCATAACAACGTACAGCCCTCTATTGTGGAAGCTCGATGGAGAAGAACTGCATGAATTTTAGTAATATTCCAGAGGGGTTAAGAACCCCTTTATTTTTTGGTGAAATATCAATAAATGGTACAGTTCCAACGGTTTCAGATAATGGGGAAGATCCAATCCCACCTCAAATTAGCTGTACTGGTGCAACGTCAATATTGAATCTTTTAACATCACAACCAGCAGATTCTTTAGAGTATGAATATTGGAGGTTTGAAGTATCAGATGCAATTACTGGTCAAGTTTATTCAATGATTAACAACCTAAACACATTAGAGGGAGAAACTTTAGATCAGTCTTTAGAAAGATTGAAAGTTTTTAACTGTCCTCTTTCATTTAGCGAAAGTCCTTCACCTGATTTTTTCACTGTTATTCAAAATACATCTGATCAAGATTTAAGGCTTAAAGTGGTTTTTAAAAAACTTATTTCAGATGGTGAGCCTGATGTGATTGACCTATCTATTATGGATGGTTCCACCCCAACATATAGTTGGGAAAAACAAGTTGGTGGGGAAGATTATGAGTTTGTAGTTTGCTTATCACCTTACACGCCTATTTTGATTTCTTGTGAAGGTGCTAATGCTGGAATTAACTTTGAAAACATATCTGGAACGTGGGACTTTTATATAGATGATTTTGATGATCCTATACTCACTGGTACAGCAGGTTCTTTTGTATCTTTAATAGCAACAGATTATCCATATATTCAAAGTGATTATGATGGATTCTTCTTCGTATTAAACATCGACAATCAACCTCATAGATTTAAGATAGAGCCTGTTAGTGGTGCAAGTTATTTAAATGCAACACGTAATCCAACATTTATTGAACATGAGGATGGTTCAATTACGTTCTGTTTAGCTAAGTATCCAGATATTATTTTTCTTTATGGTAATACTGATTTGGTTAACTCAGAAGTTTCTTTGTTATTTGATGGTTCAGATTTAGGAACGGTAAATGTTACAGACCCTAGCGGT